CAAGGATGAGCAGGCGGAGGCAAAGCAGCGGATTCCTGCGGTTACGATTTCAGGTGTGTTCAAAGACAATGTAAGCAACGCAAACCTCATCCAACACTCAGGGCTTATTTGTATTGATTTTGACGCGGTGGACGATGTGGCTCGGCTGAAATCTGAACTGGCCAAAGATCCGTATACTTTTGCGGCCCTGCTATCCGTTTCGGGCAATGGATTGGCGGCCTTGGTAAAGATTGAGCCAGAGCGCCATTTGGACGCATTCAATGGGTTAAAACAGTACTATTTCCGCAATTACGGGCAACTGATTGATCAGAGTTGCAAGAATGTGAGCCGCCTGCGGTTTCTGTCATACGACCCCCTACTTTATGTCAACGAGCAAAGCAAGACCTTCAAAGAGTACCCAAAAAAAGAAGCCAAGCCAAAGCAAGTGCACACGGTGCTAACTGGCAACGAATTTGATGAATTGATTGACAGGATTTGCAGGGGCGGCTATGATCTAACAGAGGGGGCCTATAAAAATTACTTAGATATTGGCTTTGCGCTGGCTTCAGAGTTTGGAGAGCGAGGCCGTGATTATTTCCACGCGATTGCGGGCCAAAATAGCAAATACGATCATATTAAGGCCGATAGGCAGTATAATTATTGCCTACGAGATACGGGCCAGAGCAAGATTGCAATCGGCACCTTTTACTATTACGCTAAACAGGCGGGGGTTGAGTTAAAAAGCCAGCAGGCTGTTAAGTTGGAAAACATTGCAAAAATGGCCAAAAAGCAAGGGCGTGCTCAGGAGTCAGTTGTTGAGATTGCGCGCCTGAGTGGAATGGATGTTGAAAAGGCCACCGAAACCGCTGCCGCAGTATTTGAGGCCAATGTTTCGCTGCAGCTCACAGGTCAGACGCCCGTCGCGTTATGCCAGTTGTATCTGCAAAACAACCACCAACTGCACTACAATACAATCACGGCAGATATTGAGGATCGCTCAGTACTGTTCAACAATCGCCCCAAAATTTTGGATGATATGTCGTTAAATACGATGTATTTGAAATTTTCAGAATTAACAGATAACAAAATATCATTTGAGTTTTTTTGCAGGGTGATCTACTCAGAACTCACCCGCTATTACAACCCATTCGAGGACTTTCTGAAGGCGAATGAGTCGGTACAGCGCAGCCAGCAAATTATTGATGAGTTGGCGGCTTGCATCGAAACCACCACGCCACACGTTGCTAAATACTTAACGCACTGGGGCGTTGGAATGATTGCAAGTGTTTACGGCCATACCTCGCCATTGGTATTGGTATTGGCAGGCGAGCGCCAAAACACGGGTAAAACGGAGTTTTTTAGGCGCCTATTGCCCAAACCACTCGCTAACTACTACGCAGAGTCTAAACTTGACGGGGGAAAGGATGATGATATTTTGTTAACCAAAAAGCTCATAATCATGGACGATGAATTTGGGGGAAAATCTAAGTTTGAGGCCAAACGATTTAAGGAGTTAACGAGTAAGGCGTCATTCTCAATTCGCTTGCCTTATGGGCGCACCCACAGAGATTTAAAGCGTTTGGCAGTCTTAGCCGGGACTACTAACGATCTGGGGCTTATCTCAGATCCAACAGGTAACCGTCGAATCCTGCCTATTAATGTGCTCGGTATCAATCACCCGGCATACAACGCAATTGATAAAACCGCGCTGTTTATGGCCTTCTATGACCTATATCAATCAGGTTTCAATTGGCACCTAAGCAGTGAGGATATACTACAATTAAACGAAAATAGTAGTGAATTTAATGCAATTAATTTTGAAGCGGAATTGATAAACCAATATTTTAGAGTTCCGCAAAATGGTGATTATAGTGATTATTTAACAAATACAGAATTGAAAATATATCTCGAGGTGAACAGCCAACAGCGGATTTTTGACACTCGAAAGTTGGGGATGGAAATGAAAAATTTGGGCTTCCAACAAGTGAAAAGGAAGGTCAATGGATCAACAATGCGCTGCTATGCGGTTGTAAAAATAGCCAGACAATGAAAAACCGATTTTCTCTGACCACCGCTCAGCCCAACAATACCAAGGCTTCACCCAAAAGGTGGTCAGAGAGGCACGTAAAAAACATAACTTCCCTAGAAAATATAATTCTCAATTTCCATTTTTTTTATTTTGTAGTTTTGGAAAAGTCTTTGACTTTCTCTGACCACCTGACCACCTTTCGGGTTGCGCCCAGTGATAGCGCGCCTTTAGAGGTGGTCAGAGAGCTTTTTTTCTCTGACCACCCTCTGACCACCGCACAAATTGCTAACTTTGCTAATATATGACTGAGGATAAAATACAGCAGGAAATTATAATGTATTATAAAAACTATTTCCAAATAAAATATAAGGATTGTTTAATCTTTAGTATACCGAATGGAGGGCTCAGAGATAAGCGCACGGCAATGCTCATGAAGGCCACAGGATTAACACCAGGGGCGTCGGACTTGGTGGTGATCTATTTCGGTAAGTTGCTATTCGTTGAAGTCAAGACATCAACAGGCACGCAATCAGAAGAGCAGAAGGTATTTGCTCAGCGTGTTAGAGACTGCGGTTTTGATTATCATTTGGTGCGCTCATTGCTTGACTTTAAACTGCTACTGACATGCCAACAATAAACAAGCCTAAGCAGGGAGGCAAGAAGCCAAGGCAATACGTTAAGAGTTCATACATAGAGCCGCGCTATAATACCCAGCATTGGCGCAACCTTCGCGCTTCAGTGTTGCAAACCTCACCACTGTGCAAAGCGTGTGAGTCTGTTGGATTGATTACATTGGCGCAGATGGTGGATCACATTGAGCCCGTGAGATTGGGCGGTGAGTTCTGGGATGCCGATAACTTGCAACCGTTGTGCAATTCCTGCCACGCAAGTAAGAGCGCCAAGGAAAGGAATGCCGAGCCCAACCCCTTCTGAAATCTTTATACAGGACCCGCAAAACCGCAGGCTTTCCTTTTCTTCACACATGGGCGAAAATAAAGTTTCAAATTTTAACGTATATTTGTAAATATGAAAGGGAGACCACGCAAACCCGTTGATTTAAAAAAAATCGAGGGGACTTTTCGCGCCGACCGAAGTCTCGAGCAGCCGATGATTGTCGAGCTGAGTGTTGGAGTTCCACAACCACCCGCTCACCTGAATGAATTGGGCTTTGAGTACTGGGATATTACTTGCAAGGAGTTGAAAAATAATAACCTACTGGCTGGCGCAGATCTCGGATTGGTTGCCGGTTACTGCAACGAATTGGGTTTGTATAAAAAAGCCTGCGAGATAAACAACAAAGAGGGCGAGGTTGTTGTTAACAGATTTGGCGAGCGTGTTGTTTCGCCGTGGTATGATGTGCGCAGCAAAGCATTGAAGCAAGCCACGCAGATGGGGCAGTTGTTTGGAATCACGCCAAGCGCCCGGGCAAGAATTGAAACGGGCAACGTGAAGCCAGCGAGTAAATTAGAATTATTAAGAAAACCAAAAACCGCATAACATGAAAAAGACAGTTAACAAAGCAACGCACAAAGCAGCCTTTGAAACGGCGCACGTTGAATACCAGGGACGCGAGTACAGGATTGAAGAGCGAGGCCACCAATTTGTGATCACCATGGACCAAGGCAGCGGATTCCGTGAGTGTGGCAAGTTTGGTTTGTGGGATGAGGCGTTTGTGTATCGCAACTTAAAACTAGCGCAGGAATCTTTGGCCATTTTTGAAAGCCAGTGCTTAAAGTTGAAAAGTATATAAGCGACGTACAATCTGGCGCGGTGCCAGTTTGTGAACACGTGCGCAATGCCGTAAATAGATACGTTGCAGATCGTGCAGCGGGTTGGGGATTCTCTGATACCTACGCTTTGCATGCCATTGAATTTATTGAGCAGCTAGAGCATAGCACGGGCGAATATGCGGGCAAGCCGTTTGAGTTGGAGCCATGGCAGGCTTTTATAATTTGGAATCTGTTTGGATTTTTGAACGATGACGGTAGCCGTAGATTTACGCGGGCTTATGTTGAAGTGCCTCGCAAAAATGGTAAATCTACTTTCAGCAGCGCGATTATGCTTTACGGACTTATTGCAGACGATGAGTCAGCGGCGCAGGTTTACAGCGCGGCCACAAAGTTAGATCAGGCCATGATGGTTTTCGGCGAGTCGGTTAGGGTTTGCCAGAATTTGCCCTGGCTAAATGAAGCGCTTACCGTTAACAATTCTGTAAACAATCGGCGCATCCTTTACGGGCAATCAATATACAAACCGCTCGAATGGAATCCAGGCAAGCAGGACGGACTCAATGCGCACTTTTGTTGCATTGATGAATATCATGCCCATCCAAATGATGAGCTGTACAACGTAATCCGCAACTCAATGGGGGCAAGACGGCAGCCGTTGCTGTTTACTATTACGACGGCGGGCTTCAATCGTGAAGCGCCCTGCTACAAACATCGCCAGTACTGCGCAGGGGTGTTGAGTGGTAACATAAAAGACGATGCATTGTTTTCGGTGATCTATACATTGGATGAGGGCGACGATTGGACGGACCCGGCAGTATGGGCCAAAGCAAATCCAAACTGGGGTATTTCAGTAAACCCGCGCCAACTTGAGCAGGGATTGACCGAGGCCAAGGAGTTCGTGCACAAAGAGGTTGAATTTAAAACTAAACTGCTCAACGTGTGGACCGATACGGCAATGACTTGGATAAGTGATAGTGATTGGAAGGCTTGCGACGGCGCGGATGATCTTGAAGGCGCTTTGTGTTATGGTGGATTGGATTTGGCGTCGACGGGTGACTTTTGCGCATTTAGTTTGTACTTCCCAGAATTTCACGCGATTCGCTCATGGTATTGGCTACCAGTAGAGACGGCATACAAACGCAAGGACGCCGCAGGGCAATCTATTAGACAGTGGGCGAGT